ACGAACTTTCGGCCGAGCAGCGGTTCAACGAATTGTCGAAGGCGTCAAAATTAGTAAGTCATCTAAGATTGGCGAACTCAGTTACGGCTTCGCATCTCAACGTCTTTCGGGTGGAGGATCAACACAAAAAATCTGGGCAGGTTATGAATTCGGATCTAATCGCTATCCTCAGTTTCCACGGCGAACCCCTCGGTCCGGACGAGGCAATTCGGGCTATTTCATTTACCCAGCCTTACGTAAGATTCAGCCTCAACTAATTGCAAAATGGGAAGAAGCCTTCTCAAGGATTTTGAAAGAGTGGGATAAATAATGGCCGGTAGTAGAACACTCAAACTTTCAATTCTTGCGGACGTCGATGATCTCAAGAAAAGTCTGGACACCGGCTCAAAAGAGGTTGAAGGTTTCAGCGGCAAGATAGAAAAGTTCGGTAAAGCCGCCGCAGTTGCTTTTGCTGCTGCTACCGCTGCCGCCGCTGCCTACGCTGGCAAGTTAGCCATTGAAGGTGTCAAAGCTGCCGTTGAAGACGAAGCGGCACAAAACAAATTAGCAACTGCCCTTGAGAACGTTACTGGCGCTACCGATGCACAAATTGCCTCAGTCGAGACGCAGATTTCAAAACTTTCAACCGCGTACGGAATTGCCGATGATGAATTACGTCCGGCTTACCAAAGACTCGCGACTTCAACTGGCGATTTAGAGAAATCTAACAATCTTCTCAATTTAGCCCTAGACGTTTCAGCTGGTACTGGTCGAGACGTTGAGAGCGTCTCTAATGCGCTAGCCAAAGCCTATGACGGCAACGTCGGAGCTTTGACTCGACTCGGTGTTGGCATTACCGCCGCAGAAGCAAAGTCTTTGACCTTCGAGGAAATTACTAAGAAACTCGGCGACACTTTCGAGAATCAGGCCACAGTCAAAGCACAGACTTTCCAAGGCCAAATGGAAATCCTCAAGGTTAGATTTGATGAAGCCAAAGAATCCTTAGGCGCAGCCTTGCTTCCAAAACTCACTGAATTCCTAAATTTACTTACTGGCCAAATCATTCCCAAAGTTCAAGAATTTGGTGAGAAGGCGCTTAAGCCAGTCAGAGATGCAATTGAAGAAAACAAAGATGAATTGAAAGCGTTATACGATTTCGGTAAGAAATACCTAGTTCCTTTCATTAGCACAACTTTGGCAGTCGCTTTTGAAGGCGCTGGTAAAGCAATCGGGACTACAATCAAAATTATTTCGACCGCAATCAATACGATTCAAGGTCTCATCAATGGAGTTATTGCTGGCATCAATTTGCTGATCAAAGGCTATAACGCGTTACCCGGAACCGATAACCTTAAATTGATTCCTGAGATTGGCGGCAAAGAAACTGGCGCATCGAGTGGCAGTAACACAGTCCCCGATAGCAGTAAGCCATCAATCAAAGGCAAGGCTATGGGTGGCAACGTTACGGCCAACGTTCCTTATATTGTCGGCGAACGCGGCCCTGAGTTATTCGTTCCGCAAATCTCTGGCACAATCGTTCCTAATAACAAGACCTCAACTGGAAACGTCACCATCAACGTCTATGCGCCTTCGGCGATGGATGAAGAAGGCTTTACTCGAGCAGTCGTCACAGCTCTCAACAATAGCCAACAAAGGACTGGTAGCGGCGCGAGCCAGTTGATTCAATGACCGCTTGGACACCTAATTACCGAATCCGAATAAACGGATATACAGTCACCGACGCGACCCTTAGCGGTCTATCTATTACCTCGGGCCGTACTGATATTTATTCGCAGCCGGTGGCGGGTTATGCCAACATCACACTTATTGAGACAGCCCAAGCCTCAATTCCATATGAAATCAATGACCCCATCTCGGTTGAAGTTCAAGACACAAGTTCCAACTGGGTCAGTCTATTCGGCGGCTTCCTCACTGATCTCTCAATTATCGTTCAATCTTCTGGCGTTGTTGCCACAAGTCAGAGAGTAAATATCGTTGCGGTTGGAGCCTTGGCGCGTTTGAGCCGAGCGACATTTACTGGCAACCTACCTCACGAATTTGATGGAACTCGAATTTATAACCTACTCAGCACAGTTTTATTTGATAGTTGGGACGAAGTGCCAGCGGCGACGACTTGGGCTACCTATGACGCTACGACGACTTGGGCCAATGCTGAGAACTCTGGCCTCGGTCAAATTGACCAACCCGGAGATTACGAGCTTCATTCGCAAACTGACCTCAATGACACCATTTACAATATCGCGGCATTTACGGCGACCTCTGGTCTTGGGTATTTATATGAAGATGCTCAAGGTCGAATAGGTTACGCAGACTCGACGCATCGAGGCGAATACTTAGCCACTAACGGATACGTCGATTTAGATGGTAACCACGCAATAGGCCCCAATCTTTCGATTCAGAAACGAGCTGGGGACGTACGTAACAAAATTACCCTCAGTTACGGAAGTAACTCATCTACTGTCTCAGCCACCGATTTAGCCTCTGCGGCACTCTATGGCCAACTAGCCTCAACTGTCAGCACTAGCCTTCGCCATCAAGCTGATGCAGAAACTCAAGCTGCGTTCTATCTATCTATTCGCGCCTATCCTCAGTTCAACCTAAAGCAAATTACCTTTCAAATTGGGAGCCCTGAAATCGACAACACAGATCGCAATAGCCTTCTCAATGTCTTTATGGGTATGCCTCTGAACATTGTCAATCTTCCGGACAATATGGTCAATGGGGAGTTTCAGGGATTCGTCGAGGGATGGACTTGGACGGCTTCCTTTGGTCGCCTTGAACTGACCCTCAACATCTCGCCAATCGCTTACTCGCTTCAAGCCTTCCGTTGGAACTCAGTCCCTGCGGTTGAGACTTGGAATACCATCTCGCCCACATTGGACTGGCTCAACGCTACAATAGTCGCCTAAAGGAGAATAATGCCAACAACAACAAATTTTGGCTGGACAACCCCAGCCGACACAGATTTAGTCAAAGATGGTGCTGCGGCGATTAGAACGCTGGGTAACTCAATCGATACTTCGTTAGTCGATCTCAAAGGTGGGACGACTGGTCAGGTGTTGGCCAAGGCATCAAATACAGATATGGATTTCAGCTGGGTCGTTCAAGATGATTCAAATGCGATACAGAATTCAATCGTTGATGCAAAAGGTGACTTAATAACTGCAACAGCAAATGACACACCGGCACGTCTAGCGGTTGGAACAAATGGACAGGTATTAAAAGCTGACAGCACAACGGCAACTGGATTGATTTGGGGATCGGTAAGCACAGCCGACAGTTTCACATTATTAAATTCTGGCTCGACAGCTTTATCGGGTGCGGCAACGCGCACTGTGTCAAGCATTTCGGGCAAAGACAAAATTTTTATTGTTGTTACAAATGCTAGTGCAGCAGCAAATGATTATTTTAGAATAAGAATTAATGGCGTAAGCACTACAACTTATACATTAGCAGGACCGGCAAACAACACACCTTCGACATATTCAGCCGGACAATTTAACGGAGTTAGTGACCCATCTGAAACCGGTTGGATTTTGGGTAAGTTGTCTTCAAACGCGGCTTCAAATCTAAGTGGCGGAATGATGATTTATGGATGCAATTCAACGGGCACAAAAGTGGCTCATTGGGTCGCCGCGCCTACCACTTCAACAGGAACAGACCCAGAGTCGCGGTTTAGTTTTGGTTATCAGGGTGACGCAAATGCGGTTACAAGCGTATCCATCGTAAGCAGCGGTGGCAATTTTGATGCGGGAAGTTGGTTCGTTTATGGAGCTTAATTACAGAGAAGCAATTTATAACGCGGAAACTGGAGAGACAACATTCCGCGATTACACGGAAGAAGAAATTGCAGAAGTGCAAGCCAATCAAATAGCGGCAAATTTATTAACGGCGCAACAAATTGCAAAAGAAGAAGCGCGAATTGCAATTTTGCAAAAATTAGGTTTAACCGAAGAAGAAGCGAAGTTACTTCTTGGCTAAGTTATGCAAGGCTGGCATCCAGTTGAGAAATCAACTTGACGACGATTATCCTGATCGCGACCGCAAGTCTGATGGGTGGATTGCTGACGCTCGTCATCTGGCGAAGGGCAATTCAGATCATATACCGGTCGATGGAATAGTTCGCGCATTAGATATTGATGCCGACTTATCAGCGCACAAAGAAGAAGCATACGCAGTAGTTGAGAAGATTCGTCAATGCGCCAAGCGAGGCGATAAGCGAATCAAATACATCATTTTTGACGGCAAGATTATGAGTCCGACGCTGAATTGGAAGCGCAGGAAATACCGAGGCGCTAACCCTCACAAGTCGCATTTTCATATCAGTTTCACAACTTTGGGAGACAATGACGGCAAGTGGTTCAACCTCGAAGGAGAGACAAATGAAAGAACTGAAACTAATGGCCGGAAGTTGGGCAAAGACATTCGTAGCAGCAGCCCTAGCGACCTATCTAGCAGTCGGCCTAGATGTCAATGCGATTGCAAATGCCGCGCTAGCGTCAGTCTTGCCTAGCATCATCAACTGGCTGAACCCTTCTTACGAGCGCTACGGCAAAATCCGGTAATGGCCGCATCTGAGTTCGCGGCAACTGTCGCCTCGGTTCTCGGATCTATCGGCCTACTTATTGCCGGATTGAGATACATCATCAAACTTGAGAATCTGCCCATTGTGTCGCGCCTCGACAAGATGGAGAGTCAGTTAGAATTAGCACTCTCGGCGAAAGTGAGCAGAAGTGGCAGCAAGAAAGCAAGGTAGCAAGAAGACGAAGAAGGTGGCTAAACGTCGCAGAACGACTAAAGACGTCCCACTAACTCGCCTTGATTTTTGGGCTATTGCCGCCAATGAGGTCTATATGGCTTGCCGCCGCGCTGGAATGGATGAGGGTACTGCCCTCGCTTTCGCTATGGATCGCAGCTCCTATCCTGATTGGATAGTCGATAACGGAAACCCAATGTTCAAGCCTTGGGACGAAGACGAGGACGACGACTAATTTACCTGCGAGAGGTCGAACTATTCGAGGCACTCAAGGCCATCTATCCGGACTTGACGCCACTATCAGCGACCGACCGAGCCGATGGCATTACTAGCGATTCCTATATTGAGATGAAATGCCGACGCACCCATTACGACACTCTGATAATCGAGAAGAAGAAGTGGGATTACTTGGCCGATATAAGGGCTAGAACAGGCGCTAGGACGCTTTATATCAACGCAACGCCTAAAGGTGTCTATCAGTTCGACTTAGGGGCTCTAGAGGCCCCTGAATGGCATTGGAAGGCATTACCCGATAAGACCGATTTCGCCAATGCTGGCAAGGTTCATAAGCTCTGCGCCTTCCTGCCTATCCGACTCGCCGAGCTATTACTTGTCTAAATCCATTTAGGTAATTACATTTATCCCACTAAATCCATTTAGAGGATTTGGAAGGGAGAATAAGTGATAAATAATCCGCAAGTAATTCGATTTGATTCTACTTCGGGAGCTTGGTCAGATGGTAAGAATTACGTCAAAGGCCAAATCATTCGCAGATATGCAATCGAATCGCTAGGTCGTCAATCAACAAGAGGGCGATTGAGTAGAGAAGAAATCTCAGCCTATTGGCTAGATCGATTCGGGGTGAGCGCTGATGTCGAATGACTTCACACCTGAACAAATCGTCACAATTCTCATTTCACTATTTATTGGATTCTGGGTTGTCTATGCAGCTTTCGAATCTGCTAAAGCCAAAGCCTTCAATGAAGGATATAAGCGCGGAAGGGCCTCGAATCAATATGTCAGAGAGATCGCTAAGTGACTGGCTCTCGGACGCTGGTAACACCCTCGATGACAGGG